AACCGAAGCGCGTCGACCATCGGAAATGTCGATCCCGGCCCACGAATCTGTGTCATGCCACGTAACTCAGATCCGACGCAAAACGCATCAACCCCACCCGCAGCGGCACACAGATGCGCATAATGCAAAATGAACCGGCGATAGGACCATTCTTCAGGTCCGATATAGCTGACCTGCTCCCCCTCGATCAAAAAATCCTCAGGGGTCGCAGTTCCGAAAAACGCATCAACCTCGGTCTGCGCCTGCAACGTCTGGTCCGGAGAACCGGCATTGCCCGGCGCAATACTCGTCGTAATCCGGCCACGCCACGGCAATTCCGGCTGGTCTGCCGCGCCGCTCCACGGGTCTGCCCGTCCGTTGCCTTCAAGTTGCTCCATCAGGATAAACGGATAAAACATCGCCCGCTGACCCGCCGCCTTTGACGCTTGAAGAGCCTCGATCACAGACTGGTCCGCGGGGGTGCCCCCGTAAATTGTGCGCCCGTCAATCTGTGGAAGCGTCCCGGCTGTGCCACGCAGCACACCGTCCACACGCCACGCTATGCCAACACCATCTTTCGCCGTTTGCTCCACCTTCGGCCTCAAGGTGCACTCGCCGCACCGCAAATCATCCCCGAACCAAGAAACAATCAACGAGATCGACCCACAGTTGGGAAGTTCTTCTCCAAGCTGCTCTAGAGAGGTGGAAAAATCTGTTTTTCCACTTGGCGAATTGACATTGGCCGAGCGGTTTTCTCCCAAGCTTTCTTCATAATATACCGGCGTCGTTGCCAAGGCGTACTCGCCAGTGCCGGGTATCACTGCAACGGCATTTATCAGTTTCGACACGCTTTGAGCCTCGGCAGGCAATGTTTCGGTTGCCGCCGGACGCACGACCTCGAACGAAAACTGGGGAACACGATTTCCATAAGCCCCAAGCGCAAGATCCTCGATCACCACATAGGCAACTCCACGATAAGCCGGCGCATTTCCTGCGCCTTCCACGGCTTCGATCCTGGGGTCGGGCAGCTGATCGCGCGCGCCGGAATATACCCGCATCGACAACTGGTCACGGGCGATCTCAACGCCATCGGCCCAGACCCGGCCAACCCGCGTGATCGTCCCCTCACACAGAGCAATCGCCAGGCTCACCGAATAGCTGTAACTACTGGTCGCCGGCGCAGAGGGCGCGCCCTTGCCACCACCGCTAGAGACAACCGTCTCGCTGAATTGTGTCGCCCAGATCACCTGCCCGCCGACGCGCATCCGACCGTAAACCTGACTGATGGCACGCCCCTCGCTCGCCCCGGTCAGGCGGAACCGCTCAACCCGGCCTGTCTCCACCGCTTCACTGCCACTGCCCAAAAGCCGCTGGTCGATAATCTTGCCGACGGTTGCACCGACGGCACGTCCCACGACAGCCGCCGACACCCCCAAAAGGGAGCCCCCAACAGCAGAACCCGCCGCAGCCCCTGCTGCTGATAATAGTATTGTCGCCATCACATCGCTCCTTTCGGAAAGGCAAACCGCGCAGCAATGCGCCGCCGCCAAGGGACAGTCAGCGGGCTTTCCAGCACCGCGTGCCCTGAATAGGCATGAATAAAGCTTGGCTCCGGGCCGCCAGACCCGACAATCCCCAGATGCTTGGCTACAGATCCCGCGCGCATCCGAAAAAGCAAAACCTCACCTGCCTCAAACACGCCACCGGCAGGCCGCTCCTCAAGATGCCGTCGGGCCGCCTGCCACAACCGCTCGATCCGCTCGGGCTCCGACCAGTCTTGCGTGTAGGCCGGTATCACTTCTGGCTCGGCCCCGAGCACATCGCGCCAAACACCTCTGAGCAATCCCAGACAATCACACCCCGCCCCCATCAAAGAGCCCTGATGCCGATAGGGCGTGCCGATCCATGCCCGCGCACTGCGCACAACATCCGGCCTCATTGGCCACTCCTCGACAGGCTGCCACCCGTATTGACACTGGCCGAGCTTGGATAACTCATCAACCAGTCCTCCCCGGGAATATCCGGAAATCCTTGAAAGTTCAGGAAGTTGCCGAACTTGGCCTTGCAGCTCGTGGTGCGCTTGTCGCAACCCGCAAACAGCCGCACGGTATCGCTCGCCGACAGATCCACCTTCAGGCTCTGCCAAAGCTCGATGACCCGGCTGCCATCAATCACCAGATCGTTCTTGATGATCCCCGAAAGGCCAGCCGCCGCACCACTTGTAACCAACATCACGCCACGCTCGAACCAGCGCTCCTGAAATCCGTTCAGACCGGCAAAAGTAAACACCCGCGCATCATCAACATCCACGAAGCCCGTGTCGCTGAAATACTCGGCCGTTTCGACATCGAACCCACAGGCACCATCGCCCAGAACCGCAGAGCACGGTTTTTGATAAACCCGTCCTGCCGGTTGGCTCATGGCCTCGGTCAGCCCGCGCAACTCGGCAGTAAACGCTCCGCCTGCACGGCTGATTTCACCAATTGTTCCACGAAACTGGACGATGCGTTGCGCAACATCACTCCAGTTGACGCGCCACGACTCGACCTCGGCACCATCGAAACGCCCCGCCAGAATATCCTCTTCGGTAAGCCCGCCATCGCTTAACGCGCCGACCGCCTCGGAGTTATCCACTGACAAGCCCGTCGTTTGCACCAAAGCTTTCGCCGTCAGACCGGTTGCCGCCCGAAACAGCAGCCCCTCAAAGCGCAAATCGACATCGTGATCGGTAAATCCGAACGTAACCCCGTCACGCCGTCTGATCGCCCAACATTGGCAAACCGTTGTGTGCCCTGTGTCAAGATGGGCAAAGTACTCCTCGGCGCCACTCATACCCGCACCTCGACCACTGGTACCGAAGGCACTTCGCCCGCGTTGAAACTGGCGACAGACGTCTGGATCTGGTCGGTGTCAAACCGTACCGGCACATCAAACTCGAAGCCCGCCGTTATCACCGCTCCCATCAGCGGTGCCGACGCAAAAGTGACCGCTCCGGTTGTCGCATCAAGGGCCGCATCCACACCCAGAACAATCTCGATACCGTCAACCGCCACGCGAACACTTGTCGCCACCGGCTTGGCAACAGGTCGCACGTAGCTCTCGCCACCTGAGGTATAGGTTTTGCTCAAGTTGAACAAAACCGAGCTTCCATCACCAGTGCCGATACCCTGATCCAGAAAGGAAACAGCCTCCATCGCCCGGCCTGACTTGTAGTCCGACCAATCCTTCCACCGAAATCCATAAAGCCGGCCACGGCGTGCTTCGAAAAATGCGATGACATCGCCAATATCATCAAGTGACTGCAACCCCATTCCCGCATCATAGCGACGCCGTGAATGCGCCCAGGGCGTATTGCGCTCTTCAAACCCGTTGGCCATCGTAACGACATCTGTGCGTCGTTCCGGCCCCCCCAAAGAGCCAAAACTCAACGCGGCGGGAAAACGAATTTCATGGGCATCGGGTGTCGAGATATTCATCGTGATCTGAACTGGCCGCGCGCCGGCACCATCACTGCGCACGCCCAACCGGCCATCGGCCCCGCGCGTAAGCGGCATGATCGCCTCGGGCCCTGCCTCGCCCATCAACCCGACACCGCCCCGCATCGGGAACTGGGTCGGGCCCGTCACAACACCGCCCTTGGCAAAGGGCATCACCCGGCCTTGCGCAAAACTACCACCCTTTGCGAACGGCATGGCACCGCCAATAAAGCTTTCGATACCACCGGCCAACGCACTGCCAAACTGGTTGGTCACCGGTCTGAGTGCCGCAGCATAAGTTGCGTTCACAATCGTGCCTGCAACCCCTTTCAGGGCGTCCGACAGCTTCATGCCATCAAACACAAGCCCGTCAAACGCGCCCCGCAATCCGCGGCTTATGCTGCTCGAAAGCTGCCCCACACCTTGCTGCGTCGCCGTCAGACTGGATTGCATGCGCTGCAATTCTCCATCGAACGCTCCCACCATTGCGCCCGCCCCCGCCAATGAGGTCTCAAGCGCGTCAATCTGGTCTTCAAGGTCATTTACCCCGTCAAGGTCAGCCATCATTTGTCCCTTTCCTGATATCGGGATAGGCCCGCGCCAAATCATCAAGGCGCGCGCGTGTCAGCGGAGGCTCGGCACTTTCGACGCCAAGCATCAACAACAATTCAACAGGGGTCAGCCGCCAAAAGACCTCGGGCGCAAGCCCAAGTCCCGTCAGCCCCAACCGCATCAATCCGGGCCAATCCACGCCAGCCTACCCGTCTGATGGAACGGCAAAGGCCCGCGCAAGAAGCATCGCTGCCACCCGTGCCGCCTCGACCGGGCCACCAGCAATCTCGACTGTGCGCAAATCCGCAGCTGTCCCCGACCAGCCACCACCCCGCAAGCCGGCCACAATAAGCGCTAGAACATCACGCGTCGAAAACCGCCCCGTCTCGAACCGCTCGACCAGATCCAGGAGGCTACCGCTCTCGATCACCGTTTCCAGCTCTGCCAAGGCCCCCAGCGTCAATTTGCAGACATGCCGCACACCATCCAGCGTCACGGCAACCTCTCCTGCCCACGGATTCGCCATCAAAGCCCCGTAAAGGTAAGCATACCGGCAGAGGCCATCGACAATTCGTACGTCGCCTCGCCGTTGTGATTGCCCGAATACTCGATCGAGGTGATTTGAAACGCCCCTTCCACAATCCCGAAATCGGGAACGATCACCTGAAACACCGGCGTTTCGGCATCAAAGAAAATCTGGCGCGCCCGTTCATCTGTCGCCGCATCCTTGAACACACCAGAGCCGCTGATCGACGCCGACTTTACACCGGCGCCACCCAACAATTCGCGCCATCCACCTGCACTTTCGATGCTTGTCACATCAACGCTTTCGGCATTGAAACTGATCCGCGTCGCGCGCAATCCCGCCACCGTGGAGAACGCACCAAGGCCATCCATGTCCAGCTTGATAAGCAGGTCTTTACCGTTTTGAGCACCCATCTCGATCTCTCCGTTTTGTCAATAAAATCAGTTATCTTCGACACGCGCAGCAAAGCGCAGGTCAATCTGGCGTTTCTCGTCGGGGCCAATCCGGCTCGCTTTTGCGCGCTCGAAATTCAGGCTCACAACCCGCCCGCGTTCCAACGCAGGGAGCGCTCCGTGCAGGGCGTCGGACACCGCAACGGCAACCTCTTTTGCCGTCTGAAAGCCCGCCGCATCCGACACAACACTGACAACAAACCGGTGCAACGCCCCGTCACAGCTCTTGTCATTGCGCGCCAACGCCTCTTCGGGTCCCAAACTGATGTAGAGGCCGGGAACAGACCCCGCTGGCGTGGCATCAAAAATTGCCGAACCAACACTGCCCGCAATCACGGGATCCGCACCAAGGACCCCGAAAACCCCTTTTTGCAGAGCCGCAGAAACAGCATAACTCATGTCAACACCTCCTCCTCGGTCAAACACATCAGGTATCTGACCTGTGCGCCGACCTCAGATACCGCCAGAATCCGGTAGACACGCGTGCCCTCGCGAAACCTCTGATCAGGCTGCGGGCGCGACAGCGCGCCAACCGGCGCCGCCCGCACTGTGATCCGCTTGGTCATCCGCGATACGGTAATCGCTTCGACACCGCGCTCGCGGCTCGTGCCAGACTTTACATCCGCCCAGACACCGCCCAGCGCGACCCAGGTGACATCATAGCCCCCCGCGCCGTCCGGAACCTGCTGTTGCGTTTCAAGCTCCAGCTTACGGTTCAAATTCGGCTCCTTCATCGAACCGCTCCGCCAACACGCACATCACGCCACGGCCCCAGCAACGCAGCGACACCAAACGGCATCGTCGCACCACTGGCCTGCATTTCATGGCGATACTCATAGTAATAGGCCGCCAGCATCAGAACGGCCTGCGCGAGCGTTGCGGGGATATCGCTCCAATCAGGGCCAAATCCTCCCAGAAACTCGATACGAACCGCCCCATCCATCGGCACACAAGGCAGGCCCGCTGCACGTCCCGCGATCAAAGGGCGATGCTTGTCGGGGATCAAACGGTAACGGTCCATATCTGCAACCGTCTCGGCCCCCTCGACATCCACACTCACAATC